TCTGCAATTAAATTCTCCGTCTCCTCAACCATCAAACTCCCCAATTTCCCCGCCGCAAATGGCACGTAGACCGGCTTATTTTTCGACACTTCCGCGCCGGTTTCGGGGTGGTAGGCCACGCTGGCCCGCTCAAATGTAAACAGGCGGGAAGGGAATACCGCGCCGCGCTTTGTGGCGGCGACAGCGTAAGGGGCAGAGAGTTCATCAGTGACGGTGAAGGCCGATTCCAGGCCGGTCAAGTTGCCCTGCAATGGCAGATCGGTGTATATCAAGATGGTCTGTTCGTCAATGTTCCGCACTCCGATAACTTCAGGGTAGATTTCCGGGCAAAGCATGCAGGCGACATCTGTCCCGGTCGCCTGAATCGTGTGCGGCGGCGAATAGCGGTCATGGTAAAATATCCGGGTCAGCAGGGCCATGACGCCTTCCCCCCGCGCCCTCACCGTATGGTCACGGATAGCCATGCCAGCCCAATTTCGATCCGTTACAGTCCAGTATATTTCCCCGTCACTCTCACACAGGAAACCGACGCGGAAGTCGTTAGTGCGGAATAGTCCGACATTCTGCGCCGGGGTCGGCAGGGTATCGACCAGCCGCTCCTGCTCCCATACCGGCGGCAGAGGATTCTGTTCAGTGCCCTGGTTGGCATAGTTGCGGTAGTAGACGGCCCCCTCGCGGATATAGGCGCAGATCAGGCCATGGTCGTGATTCCAGCGGTAGACGTTTTTCCAGCCGCGCAGGGCGGCCACTTTGGTTACGCCTTCAGCCAGCAGGACAGGTTCGCCTTGCCCCTGCTGGACCATCAAACTACCATCCGGCAGGACACGGAAAATATAGGGGTCGCCCATCGTGACGTGTGTCCACTGCGCTGGGGCGTCGAAGCAGACTTCGGCTTCCGGGCTGGTGCGCTCCCAATGGCCGTCGAATTCCGCGGCAACGTCGATTGCCGGGCCCAGGGTGTAGAGGTATTCCCACTCGTTTGATTCCTCGATTGATTTTAGGTAGTCAATCCAGGCGACGTGGGCTTCTCCGTCCTCGATATAGACCAGGAATAGCTTATCCGGGCCGGTGAGCCGGTTCTCTCTGCGGATGGCGATGTCGAGCGGGCCGAGGCCGGGGCGCTCCCAAAGGTCGAAGGGCTGCAGGAGTGATCCCTGCTCGATGTATCTTTTTGTCCGCTGCATGATCAGGTTGATCTTCGGGTCGGCGTTTTCGGCCTGGGTCTGGCGCAGCTTCTTTAATTTTTCGAGAATCGACGCCGGGATGGGCCGCATTTAATCACCGCCCGTCACAAGCAGGACTATCCTGCAACGGTATTTCGCCCGCGCCGGGTCGGTGGAGCCGATCAGCTGATCCCAGTCGGGATTGCCGTCGATTATTCCGACGTAGCTTTTCCCGTGGCGCTCCAGGCGCAGCGGGGTTTTATCCGCGGCGAGGGCGTCGATTGTTTCCTGCGCGGTCGCGCAGACGATGAATTCCAGTTCAAAGCTTTTCGCCGGGTCGCCTACGGTCTGCACGTGCCATTCTCCGGACAGGAGCCGGTTCTTGACTTCGGTCGTTTCCTGCCGGGGCTTGGCGAGGGTTACTTTATCGCTGATTAGTTCGTCGATGGCATTGACAAATAGGGATGTTCTCATGCCCTCACCTCCTGCAATAACTGCTCAATGACAATATCTACCACGGCGGAGAGCTGCCCCTTGTCGTTTACCCCTTCGACGCGGATGGTGCCGGTATGCCGGATCTCCTGCCGGGTGTCAAGCGGCCGCACCTGTGCACCCTGCGGCAGATAAACCATCTCCGGCCCGCGCTCGCCGACGATGGCGGCTCCGGCTTTCAGAATATCGCCGCCGGCGGCCAAGTAAGGGATTTTCGGCACGTTAAAGCCGATGGTACGGCCGCCATACTCCGGCACCCAGTCGGGGATGGTGACGCTGATCTCGTTGATGCGCCCGATCATGCCGTTTATGGCGGCGATGACAGAGTTGATCGCGCCCTTGATAGAGCCGACGATGCCCTCCCATATTTTCGTAACGCGATCTTTTACCCTCTGGAATACGCCGATTATCTTGTCCCGGATGCCGGTTAAAAAGCCAACAATGGCATTAAACTTGTCGGTGATAAATCCACCGATGGCGGACATGGCACCAGAGAAGATTTCCTTCACCCGTTCCCACAGGTTGGCGAAAAAGTCCTTGATGGTTTCCCAGTGTGTGATGACGAGGCCGATGGGATGGTAGCGAAGGAAAAGATCCTTCAGGAATTCCCACGCGGCGCCGAAGATTTCTTTCACACGATCCCAGAGGTTGATGAAAAACTCTTTTATCGTGTCCCAATGCTGGATAATCAGCCCGTGCGGGGTGTAGTTCAAAAACATATCTTTGATCCACTCCCAGGCGGCCAGCAGGGCATTTTTCACATTTTCCCAGAGGTTGCCCCAAAATTCGGTGAATCCTTCCCACCACTTAACGAAAACGTCTTTCAACCATTCCCAGGCGGACTTAAACGCGGCCATGATTTCGTCCCAGTATTTTATTGCCAAGATGATGATGGCGATCAAAGCGGCGATGGCGGCCACGATCAACGCGATAGGTCCAGCGGCAACCCCGCCGATGACGGCGCCGACTATTTTTACAGCCGCTATGATTTTTGTGATGATCGGAATCAGGGTGCCAATGGCTGTGGCAATTTGTCCAGCCACAATCAGCACCGGCCCAAGGGCTGCGGCGATACCGGCGGCGATGATCAAAAATTTCTGCACTGCGGGCGAAAGGTTTGTAAACCAGTTGACCAGCTTGCCGATAGCCTCGATCAGTTTGTCCGCCATGGGGATAATGGTGTCTTTTAACACCGGGCCGATTTTGTCGTATAACTCAATACCCAGGTCGGTAAACTTGTTTTTCAGAATTTCAATTTGCGCGGCGGTCGTCTCATACCGTTGCTCAGCTTCGGTAGTCAGGGCTGTATTTTCTTCCCATGCCTGCGTCCCGATAGCGATGGATTCGTTAAACAGATCTCCGGCACCGGCGGCACGGAGCAGAGCGTCACGGAGGCGAACCTCCTTGATGCCCATGTCGTCCAGAACCTTGATCGCGCTCATGCCGCGTTCTTCAGCAGATCCAAGTCCCTGGATAAATGCAATGATGGCCCCGGCGGCATCTTCTTTGAAAGCGCGGGAAAATTCTTCAGATGTCATCCCGGCCACGTTGGCAAATTCGTCTAATTTTGCGCTACCGGTTTCAACGGCCAACTGCATCTCAACCATGACCTTGCTAAACGCCGAGCCGCCAGCCTGCGCCTCAATGCCGACAGAGGAGAGGGCGCCCGCAAATCCTAAAATTTCTGCCTCAGTCATTCCTACCTGTTTCCCTGCACCGGCCAGCCGCAAACCCATCTCCACTATTTCGGATTCCGTTGTCGCCAGGTTGTTGCCCAGGGCCACAACGGTGCTGCCCAGCCGGTCGAATTCCGTCTGCGGCATCTGCGTGATGTTTGCCAGCCGGGCCAGGGCGGTCGCGGCGTCTGTAGCAGACATATTGGTTGCTTCGCCCAGGTCAATCATGACGCGGGTAAAACCTAAGATGTTGTCAGTTTCAATGCCCAGCTGCCCGGCGGCCTCTGCAACCCCGGCGATCTCGGTGGCAGTGGCGGGGATTTCTTTCGCCATGTTACGGATACCTTGCGACAGTTCTGCCAGTTCCCCTTCGGTTGCGTCTACGGTTTTTCGGACGCCGGCGAAGGCAGATTCAAACTCGATTCCGGTTTTAAGAGCAAAGCCTCCAACAGCAATAATGGGGACAGTGATGGCCGCGGTCATGGATTTACCAACGGCGGTCATATCGCGGCCAACGTCGGTGAAGGTTTTACTGATCGCCCGGGTGTCTTTTTTCACCTGGCCCATCACTCGGTTAAATTCGGACGCCTTCGCACCGATGACGACCATTAATTTTTTCTCGGCCATCACACCGCCCCCTTATTTTTTCTTTTATCCTCTGCGCCCAGGGCAAGCGCCCAGGCCAGCGCGTTCTGCGCCATTTGCTCATCGGTCATGGGCTCTTTCTTCTGCTCTTTTTTCTTAGGCAGGAGATCCTCAATCTTGACCTGGTCTTTTTCCTTGCGCCAGTGATTGATAATCAGCGCCGTCTGCCAGGCCGTGCGCTGCCAGACTTGCTCATCCCGCCAGTTGTAGCCCTCGATGTAAAGCAAAAATTCTGCCGGTGTCATCCGCCAGAATTGCCACGGGAGAAGGCCAATCTTGGCCGCTATTTTTTCGTGCTCGTGAATCGTAAGGGTAAGGCGGAGATCGGTTTCTAGGCCGTCTCCGCCTCCGGGTTTCCCTCTTCGACTTCCTGGAAGCCGATCACACCGGATTGCCGCAGGGCATCCGTCACCTTGCCCATGAGCTCTTCCAGGGAGCCGCCGTCCTTCAGGTAGTCGCCTACCAGTTGCCCGGTACGCTCAACGGTTAAACCGCGCTCCTGCCACTTCAGGCCGCCCCAAACAAGCAGGCGGATTGAATTAAAGCCGGTGCGGTTCTCATCGAACATGGCCCCGATACCGAGGCCGGCCGCTTTCTCAATATCCGCTATAGCGTTAAAGTCATAGCGGAGTTTCCGGGACTTGCCTCCGATTTCTATTTCAACGCCGGTCATTTACAGCGCCCCCTCGCGGTAGACCTTAATGACGTAGGTCACCGGGGCCGCGCCGGATTCTGCCGCTTTGACTGTGATGGTGGTCGTCTCCTCGGCTGTGAGCGCAATCGGACCGGATTCGACGCTGGTCGGGACGGTCGCGCCGTTGACTGTGATAGTGTGATCCGCGCCAGTCGGGGTCACGGTGACAGTCTCGTCTGCGTTGGCAGCAACGGCGAAATATTCGTAAACGCCGTTGTCGAAGGCCGGCATCAGATCCAGGGCGCCACTGTCGGAGCCGGTCAGGACCAGGGTGGAGAGGCCGGCGGATTCGTCGGTAAGGATTTCGGGTTTGCCGGTGACTTTAATGGCGGCCGTGAATGTCATCACGCCGTCAACCGGAGCATCGCCGACTTTGAAATTCTTGACGTAACCCATGAAACTGATATACAGTTTGGGGACCGTAGGGAATTCGATGGTCCAGGCTTCCGGTTCGTCAAGGTCTACAGCGGCCAGGAGTGACGTTTGGGTGCTTTCGGTCGGGATCAGGTGGCCCTCGACAGATACTTCCCCGCCATCCTTCAGGCCGGGGATAAATTCCTTAGTGCTGTCCGCCGAATCGTGGTCAGTTACTTCGATGTCATCGCGGGAGAGTTCCGGGGGGCTGATATTTAAGAGCCGCGCAACGTATTCGTCACCGCGCTTTAGTTTGGTTCCGTGGGTCTTGCGTGCGACTTCGGTCATGCTTAAACCTCCTTATTCATGATAGGCAATCGCCACATCTAAGGCGACGTGGTGGATCGCGGTTTCTTGCTCGAAGTTTTCAGATTCATCCTCGATAAACACGCTGTCGATATCGACGGATTCCGTCGGCCAGGATTCCATTGAGGCGCGGACTAGGGCAGCCATCGTGTCGGCCTGATCGGGGTCCGGGCTGAAGCAGGATAATTGCAATGTTGCATCGGTCAGGCCAGCATAGCCGTCGTGGTCGTAGCGTGGGGACTTTGAGATCAGCCAGATAATGACATGCGGCGGCTGCAAGGACTGATTCCGAGGGAGGCGGTTGCCGCGATAAATCCGTTTGCTGGTGATCGCTTCCAAAGCGGCTACAGCCAGGAGACGCTTGGCGGTTTCGACTTTGATGTTCACTTCATCGCCTCCTCCAGAATTTTCTCGACGCCCTTCTCGATGGTT